TCCTGGACAATGTCGTGATGGACATTGCGGTTTTGCATCCGCCGGAACCATTTGTCTGCATCTTGCTTTTTCATGGCTGTTCCTTTCTTTTGCCCGCGTATTTCTTTTGGATTTCAGTGACGATATTGCCGTACAACATCATCCAACGCATTTCATACAGTTCATCACCAAAGTCGTGTTGGTTTTCAATGTCCTGCTGCATCATCATCAATGTGTCCAAACTCAGCGCTGGTAATACTTTCTTGATGTAATCAATGACTTCCATCGTAAGGTATGTCCTCCGTCCCAGCGCATACCGCATAGCACACCAGAGAATCTTTTCATATTTGTCGTCAACGCCAATGATGTTCAATTTTTTCACTCCTTATTTCTGTGCTTTCTGTGCCATACGGGCGCTTTCTGTGATGGGGACGGAAGCTTCGGTCGGCAGGTAGATGACCTGGTTCGATGTCTTTTCGATGGCTTCGACCCATTTCTGTTCCATGGATTCCGGGTACTGACGGATACTTTCCCCTAATATCCGGTTTGCTTCGGCCTGTTTGCTGGCTGCTTCCATTTCTGCTTCGGCTTCCTGGACTTTGATTTGACGGTCCTGGGTTGCTTTAGCCAATGCTGCTTCTCCGGCCTTGCTCTGTTCCCAGACTTTATATACCGGATATCCAAAGACAATGCCGGCTGCCATGGCAACAAAAATGCCGAATGTTACCAGTGCGGCTGCACATGTCGTCAGTGTGATCGTTCCGTTATTTTTAAATAAGATTCCTATCCCGAACGAAATCCCTAAAATAATAATCACGCCTGCAATAATAATCGTCATGTCATTTCCTCCTATTTTTCCTATTCTTTCCTATTTCTTCCAACTGCTGATTTTCTGTAATGCCGCTGTGACTTCGTCCGGCCACAGGGAACCTAGTACGTCATTCGTGAGGGGCGTAAGGGCCGCGGATGACGGAAGCCCCGTAGCCATTAGGGAACCGGAATTCGTAATGTTCCGTTCCATCCAATACGTCATGCCATGCTGTCCATGGCGTAAATTTACCAAAATGCATGATTTTTCTTACCTTTCCCCTTTTTTATGCCCAGGTATGAATGCTTATAATACTCATCATCGCCGGTGATTTTCCGCATCAGCTTTACTACCGGGTCAAAATCACCGGCAACGTAGGCTTTGCGGTACATCATGCGCTCAGCCTGGTACATCGAAAATGTTTTCATCTTAGCTATCTCCTCTCATTGTCTTTCTCCATGATTTTTCGTGCCTGCCTTGACTTCCTGGTTCGTAATCAAAAAATCAAGATATTGTTTAGCTTTCATGAGGTCTTTTAGCGGCGTTCCCTTAGCCGGATAACGGTACAGGTACTTGACGATATTCCCGATATACATTGCATCGGCTCCACTGGCCCCGCTTGTCATGATTTCAACGGCCTTGGTGCATTCTGTGCCGCGCCATGTGTAGTGATTGGGATGATTTACGTCATTCATCTGCATCCGCCACCTTTTCAAACCGCCATTTCTGCGTAACATCTGGATATTTTTCGTGGTCAACTTCGCTCATGAACATTGTGAGTGGTCGTACCCACTTGAGGCGTGGTGCCTCTGTACTCTGATAAACAATGTCGAGGCCTTCCCTTTCGGTATCACCTGCAATAAAAAGTATTTTGTAGACGTGGCCCTTAAAGTGTCGCCATTTTTCGCCAGGTTGTGGATAATCCCGCTTGTAAAAAAATTTTATGTTATCCTCCTATAGCATCCGCTTGAAGATGCTTTCAAAGATTGGTACAGGAATCGAATTTCCTGCCTGTTTATACAACGCCCGTCGAGAATTTACCGCGGCGGCTGCTTCAAAGTCATCGTCGCTGTATCCTTGCAACCGCCAGCACTCTTTTTCTGTCAGGTAGCGGTATTTGCCATTGCCTATTGGTAAGCACCCGCTTCCAGGCGCTCTATCGGGCCTTTCCGTTATCGTGTAGCAATACTCCTTGATTATCGGCAGCCGTCTTACAGTTCCCGTTTTGCCGATTGCTCGTACCATACTAGGGGCTTTGACGGTATAAAAATCATCCACACGCTTTTTTTCCAAGTAGTTCTTGATTGGCTCCATCGGCTTCCGTTGGAGAGCATCAAAGTCAAAACGTTGTCCGCCTAACAGTGATATCGTGAATATTCGCTGTCTGGCCTGCGGTATGCCGAAATCTCTGGCATCCAACACACTAAAATTGCTCGTATATCCAAGCTTTTTCAATTCGTCCATGTACCGTTCGTGATTGTGTACCATGTACCGGCTGCGGACGTTCTTCACGTTCTCCCATATGATGACTCTCGGTCGCCACAGTCCCATGTTTTTGATGATATTCAATGTTTCCCACATAAGGGATGACCGGGTTCCGCTGCCGGGATCTGCACCTTTTTGGTGACCGGCAATCGAGAAGTCCTGACAAGGGCTGCCATGGATGAGGATATCGGGCTTTAAATTCCAGCCGCGGACGTCCTGCGTTTTATATGGCAATTCATCGGCAAACATGGCATTATAGCTACGGACTGCATTTTCATCTATTTCGACGTAGTCGATAGCCTTTACAGGTATTCCCAAATTCCGTAACGCCACTCTTGGGCTACCGATTCCGCCGAATAATTCTAATATTTTCAGCAATTTTTTCAGTCCCTCACTTTTCTCCGTGGCGTTGATGCAATCGGCGCCCAGTACTGTACTTCTTTCATCGGGACGAGACGGGTTTCCCCGTCTACGATCCAATGGTTTTGACAAAATGCCCCGACTGCTTTAAATTCCCATTCTGTTCCCGCGTGCATCGCTACCAACACGCGACGCTGCGGGACTGGCAATTCTTCGTTTACATCTACCCATTTCATCCGGCATCACCTCAGTTCATTCCTGCGAATAGTTTTACCCACCTCATTGATGCGCTTTAGCATCTCAGCGGAACCCGCAACAGCAGCGCCGCGGCTTCTAAAGCAGTTCCCCAGGCAGCAATTCATTTCATCCAACAGCTCTTCACTGAATTCCTTGTGAATGGGGTTTCCGTCGATGCCTACATAATAATATTTATCTCCCAGCTTAGGGATAAAGTGCCTATTCTTGGCTATTTTTCCATCAGGCATTTTCAATTCCTCCTAGTTTCAGCAGATCTCCTGGCCTAGTGCCGTTGCGAATTTTACTGCATTCAATGGCTATCGGGCATCCTTGACAATCCTTTTTACGGTGCCGGCAGAAGTCAATCAGCTGGTCGATAGTTTTGTAAATGTTGCCCGTAGAGGCTGCATTCTGACTGTCATCTGTATCACACTCCTTAAAAATTAATGACTACCCGCTGCCCTGGATGAATGTCATCCTTTCCAGCAATATTGTTGTTCACGCTGATGATGTAAATGACTTCGCGGATATCCATACCGCGTTCATCCGCAATGGGCCTGGCGATTTCCCACAGTGTTTCTCCCTGGTCCACGATGTGGACTTGGGCATCTTCCTGGGCTTTCACGGTTTCTCCCAGTGAATGGCCTACATACAGGCCGACACTGCAAGCCACCGCCAGGGCAAGTAAAAACCGTCCAATATGCCTTTCTCTTTTCATCGTTTTCCCTCCTGTTCACGCTAGTTCGATGCCAGGAAATACGTCGTCATAGACGTTCTTTCGGGTCATGCCGATACGATTAATAGCCCGTTCACGAAGCCAGGCAATGATGCTTGTCCGTTCAAATACATAGGTATGCCCTTCTTTGATGCATGGCGCCCCTTCGTAGATCCACTTATCTACGATTTCCTGGCTTCTTCCTGTTACCTGTGCCAATTCTTTTCGATTCCATGTGAGCTGATCGCACAGCTTCATCTTTTCCATTGGACTTCGTTCCATCTTCTTCCCTTCCTTCAATTGTCGTGCTATAATGTCTGTAACAACTTTTTTCCTTTAGAGCCGTTCGGTTGCCGCCGGGCGGTTCTTTTTTTGTGTCCGTTTCGGACAGGTCAGATAGAGCGTCAATCCCTTGCCGGCTAAATCAAAGATTTTCTCTACAATGGGACTCAGGTCCCTTTCTTCTGCCATGGTGATTTTGTCATCACAGCAGATACGTTCGAGCCGGATGCAGTCGCTGTTCGCATCTGCCAGGGCTACATGATACTGCATGGCCCCGGCCGCGATGCCGGGAATTTTTCCGATTTTCGGCAGAATCAGCCGGCCGACTTCCGATTCCTGCGAGAGATAGGTATATCCCAGGCAAGGATTATCAAAAACCTGCATCATGGCTGCTACCATGTCATCGCACGGCATGGTTTCGCCACATTCGTATTTGGCATACGTTCGCACGGAAACATTTAATGCTTCCGCTGCCTGCTCCTGCGTCATTCCCGCATCTTTACGGGCTTTTTTGATTTCAATCCCGAACCTTTTACTCATGGTCATCCATCTCCTTTCCGCTATAATGAAATTGACCGCTAAAGAAAACCTTTTATTTACGGCTTACAATCTTTGTTTATCATTTCTGCCATCATAACTACCCTATCGAACACTTCTTGATTACACATATCTTCAGTGTAAAATCCGAACGGCGTATAGACGTTTAAATTGGTAATCTCTACTGCATCGTCATCAGTGTAGATGATAGCAGTTGGAACATCGGCTAAATTTAGCGCGCTTTCTAAAAATACAAGCATCTTCCTTCTTTTTTCCCTTTCCTTTGCGTTCAGCATAGCTACATCCCCTTTGTCAATTTGAATTTTTCCATGGCGTCCATTTTGATTTGAAAAATGTTCGTGCCTGGCAATAACAATTGGCAGATATGGGCCGCTTCCTTGGCCGCCATCTTCTTTTCCATCGCCAGCATCCGAGCTTGTTTGCTCTTATCGCTCTTCATATCTTCTTCCGCTTCCAGACATTCCAATTCACTCTCTAATACCCGCTTTTCCATAATTTCCTTTTCTTTCTTATTCATTGGTTTCCTCCCATATAATTCGTTAATCCCGTCCAACCTTTCTTGGCTGCATATTCATCAAGATCTTGTTTGGCTTCGGCCAATGTCATGCGCAACATCATCTGTTTCATCCGATGCCAACCGCCACC